ATGCCTCGTTCAAATAATTTTATTGTTGGAGAAACGTACCAACAAATCCTTACCAGGACGCTACCGAGTACGATTGCCGGTCTCGAGCGTTTGGGCCTTAAAAAGGATATCCATTTTTTTGTTGGTCGCCGTGCTCCCCGAAAGTTTAAATGGGATGAACCGTATCAGCCGCCGCTGAATTATGATAAGGCAATCCATTTCTATACTGGTGCTGTTTATGCTTTGATTTCTCAGGATCGTGTTGGCTCCGGTCGTGGTTTAAATACGGATTCCGGAATTGGTGATGAGATGAATTTGCTGAAGAAAGATCAGCTTGATTTTGATGTGATGGCTACTATGCGCGGATCTGATCCGCGATTAAAAGGAAGGAAGAAGTATCGCAATACTTTGTTTGTTGGCACTACTCCGTTAACTGCTGCCGGCAAGTGGGTTTTTCAGAAGGAAAAGGATGCAATGATTGACCCTTCTCGGACGCTTTATTTACGCGCATCGAGCAGGGAAAATATTAAGATTCTCGGCGAGGATTGGTTTCGAGATATGAAGCGTACTATGCCGAAATATCTCTTCGATGCCGAGATTGAAAATGTTCGACCGGCTAACGTCGATGATGGCTTTTATCCGCTACTTAATGAGAATCATTTTTATACGAATTTCAATTATGACTACTATGATTCTCTTAAGCCTGGTGTTGTTGTTAAATCGGTTGATTCTCGTGGCGATCGTGATGTGGATGATCGTGCACCATTGGAAATTTCGGTGGATTGGGGTGCATCGATTAACAGCATGGTTGTATGTCAACAGTTCGGTGATGAGTTCAGGGTACTGAAGGAATTCTTTGTTAAATCTCCTAAGATTCTGGATGCATTATTTAACGAGGAATTTATACCTTACTACCAGCACCACAAGAAAAAGGAAATCCTATTTTGGTATGATCGTAATGGTAACAGTAAGGTTGCTAATTCCGATATGAGTTTCGTTGAGCAGGCGCGTAAGCTATTGGAGAAAGCTGGTTGGGAAGTAACACTAATGTCTAGGGGACTGGATCCTTTCCATCAGGATAAGTATATCCTATGGAATGCTTTGCTTGGTGAGTCTAACGTACGGATGCCGGTGATCCGTATCAATAAGGCTAACTGTCCTTACCTGATCGTATCGATGCAGAACGCACCGGCTAAGGATATAAAGGGTATTCAGAAGGATAAGAGTAGTGAGAGGAAGAAGGACCTACCACAGGAAGAAGCTACTCACTTATCGGATGCTATTGATATTGTTGTATTCGGTAAGTTCTGGGAGCTGATGGACTCATCAGGTCTATGGCTTCCGAATGTGATACTCAGGTAGCCTGGTGTATTACTAACTATTCTATCTTTGCCTATCCTATTACATCAAAGAAAAGGTACTGCTGTCCCCCGACACAGTATGATGTAGTAGGATTTATTTTTTTATGTGTGTGCTTGGTCATGCATAGGGGACTCTAAATTTTTATGGTTATGCAAGGCGCAAGGTAGGGGGATGCCATTTCATATTTCCCGCTTTCCCTCATGGCAATTGCCTTTAAGCGATAGGGCGGGCGCTCACTTCGTGCAGAATTTGACACTTTTGAAAGTGTGGAAGGTTTACAAAGAGGTGGTTTTTAAAAAATTGTGATTTTTTGCTTGTCTTTTATTCGATTTTTTAGGGTTAAAAATGTATATATATAGTTGATTGTCAATGTGTTTAAAGTTGCTTTTTATCTCTGAAAAACTTGATTGATATTTATATATTTTGTATTTTTATGTTGTAAATTATTAACCCTTAATTAATTATGATTAAAATTTCAAATGTTCGCCCGTTAACAGTGGCGGAAGGTTTCACAAAAAAGCGTTATCCTCGTATTAATTTCGGGGGTAAATGGTTGCTTGATCTTGGTTATAAGGTCGGCGATCGGTTTGAGTTGGAGATTGTCGGCGATTGCATGACGATTAGAAAAGTAGAAAAGGAGGTGAAAAATGTTTGATGACCTTTATACGGTCTTTCTTTCCTTTCTTGATTCTATTTTTTATGAAGGGTATGCGGAGCAGTTAGCTGCTGAAAATCCGGATGCCTTTAGTCAGGAGTGGCAGGAGTTTGCCGATAATTACAGAAAGTAAATTTTTACTTTTTGAAGCGGACGCCCAGGGCGCCGCTTTTCTGCACTCCATTCGCTCCTCAAAAATTGTTGAGTATTCGTCGCTCATTACGTGCAAAAAAGCGGCGGGATAAAATTGCCACCGGCAATTTTTAAAAACGGTACCCCATTAATTCACCTAAATCGGATTGAATTTTATTAAGATGGATATTTTAATCTTGTAAAGTTTATGAGGAAATCTGCATTTTTCTTATCTTTTAACCATGCTTCTACTATTTCTCCTTCATTTTCAAATTTCCCTGTAATTTTTGTGTAGTTATTAGGAAACATTTCCCAAAAATCATCTATTCTATTGCATGTAATTTCTCCGTTAACAAATATTTTTAGTCTTATTGTATCGAGAGCTTCGATGCATTTGCAATTTTCAATTCCATGAAAATCCATTGTGCCATTGAATTCTAATATTCCATGACTTTTGAAAATTTCCTCAATCTTATTATTGGATAAGTTTTTTACTTTTGATGTGATAATCATTGTTTTAAGTTTTAGTTTAATCAAATTTACCCAATAGTTTTCTTTTAAATACATATGATTTGGTTAGTTATCAGTATGTTGTGGTTAGTAAAATATATCCGTTTTTTTAGCTTTACTGATATTAATTAGCTATTTTATAGTATGGATCCTGATGATCGTACAACTGTTTTTTTTGTCCTTTAGTAAAAGCACTAATAGGGTGAAATTAGCCCTATGATTTTGCTTAAAGATGCATTGGATATTATGGATGCCAGAGATCCTAATGGTGATCCTGTTAGATTCTCGTTGCGTTTTGTGAAGCTTTCTACTGGTGAGATTATTTCTATTGATAAGGCTCACCGTTCGTTCACTAAAACTGCCGGCATTGGAGCTCCTGCTGTTGCTAAAGGTGAAGTGAAATCTAAAAGCCCTAACCATTTACTGAATGATACACGAAATATTGTGGTTGATTCTAGTAATGAGGTTAGGAAGGTGAAAATTCGCCTCATTACTCACATTAATAATATTCCTGTAGTTTACTGATGGCTAACGATAAAATTGTTTGGGATAGTGAACATTCAGGTTTTTTACCTGAAGCAGGTGCTTTTTTTATTACTACTGGTAAAAGTGCAGCTGCAGGCGGCGGATCTGATGCTAGCGGTGCAGGTGCAAAAAGCACGTATGCTCCGGAACGTTCTTCAGATTCAAAACCATGGTCTCCCTGGGGAGCGGATAATTTGTTTCCGCAAAATCTTATTTCTATTGTTTCGAAAAATACGGTTGCTCCTCCAGCTTTGGCTTTTAAAGCAAAAGCGATGTATGGCAAAGGTGTTAAACCTGTTATTGTAGAGCTAAATGAGGATGGTACCGAGAAAATTACTCAGGTAACTGATCCTGCTATTTTAGATTTTTTCCGCGTTAATAAAGTGCAAAAGTTAATGCGTGAGATTATATCGGATTTTGTGTGGTTTAATAACGCATTTCCGGAAATTATTTTGAATAAACGCCGCGACAAGATTGTGAGGATGTACGTGAATGAAGCTGCTGAATGTCGCTGGGGAAAACGTAATCTGAATAACGGTTATATTGAACGCTGCTACGTAGCTTCTACATGGCCATCGCCGCGAGTGAATGAGTTGAAGTCTGTTCCTGCTTTGGATGCATACGATGCTTTAGATCAACTGGCGAGTGGTTCAGCGTATAAGTACGTAGTGCCCGTAAGCACTCCGTCGCCAGGTAAGAGCTATTATCAGAGTGCCATGTGGGAAGGTGCTTTTACAAATGGTTGGATTGAGATTGCAAATGAAATTCCTCAGTTTAAAAAGGCGATGTTTAAAAATCAGATGACTATTAAGTATCTGATTAAAATACCGTATGACTATTGGGAAAATTTATTTAAACAAGGTGGTGTTACTTCGGCTGATGCTAAAAAATCGTTGATGTCTGAAAAGCTTCAGGAGGTGAATGATTTTCTTACCGGAACATCTAATTCAGGAAAAGCTTTTGTTTCTCACTTCGGTACTGATCCTATGACTAAAAAAGAGTTACCAGGATGGCAGATTGAAGCGATTGATGATAAGTTTAAAGATGGTAAATGGTTGCCGGATTCCGCTGCTGCTAATTCTGAGATTCTGTTTTCGATGCATGTGGACCCTTCAATTTTTGGAGCGGGCATGCCTGGTGGTGTATACTCGGGATCTAGTGGTAGCGGATCCGACAAACGTGAAAGTTTTTTAATCACTACGGCACTATTGCAGCCGGAGCGTGATGCTATTGTTGAGCCGCTTAATCTCATTCGTGATTTTAATGGTTGGGATAAGCGTATCCAATTCAGATTTGAAGATGTGGTTTTAACTACGCTGGATACTGGTGCCGGCACTAAAAAAGTTCTGAGCTGATGGCATTGATAAGAAATATTGAAGAGGTTAAATAGCATCTTCCTGTTACCGTTGCTCAAAGTATCGAAAACCTCGATACTTATATTGCATTGGCTGAACAGAAATTCATTATCCCTGAATTTGGTTCTGAGACGTACGATTATATTCTTACGAAGTATAATGCGAATACTATTTCTGATGCAAAGGATGTTGAATTGCTGAATTTATTGCAGAAGGCTGTTACTTTTTATGCGTACATGCTTTACATCCCGGTTGGTCAGTTACAGATTAGCGATAACGGAATCAGAATTGCGGTTACAGAGAGTTTAAAAACTGCTTTCGATTGGCAAATTGATGACTTGGAAGAGTCGTTTAAGGATGCCGGTGATACTTGTGTTGAATTAATCTTTCAACACTTGAATAAATACATCTCTTTTTTCACTGCTTATGCTGCTTCGAATGCATTTATAGAGTGGAAAAAGCAGTTTATTTCTACTGCAAATCAGTTCAATTTACGTTGTTCGGTACCGATTACGCATAGAATTTTCAAGAAAATTTCGATGGATATATTGATCTGCCAGAGCAGAGATATAAAATCGATGCTTGGAAATCCTTTTTATGCTGATTTACTGCTGAAATGGAAGAATAATAACATTACCGGCATTTATGTAGAGATTATTGAAAAAATACAGTTTGCAATGGCAAATATTGCGCTTGCCGGCGCTGTTAAAAGTTTGTCGGTTGGTGTGAATGATTTGGGTGTAAATGTCTCGACAAACTCAATTTTCAAGCAAAAAGTTAAGACTCCTGCCACAAATGATCAGGCTTCAGGGCTGATTGAAAAGCTTTTGAATGATGGCAATTATTGGTTAGGGCAGTTAAAGCTTTTGTTAGAGGCAAATCGTACTGATTTACCTCTGTATGCAGATGCTTTTCCTGTTAGTGATACAAATGGATCAGTGTTTATTGAGAATAAAAAAGAAAACGGATTGTACTTTATATGAGCTACCTTCTTATGTTGTTGGATGTGATTAATCCGGAGCAGCTTTCTGCTTCGAGTGTGGTGAATGGAATTTTGATTGCCATTACCGGGTATTTTTTGAAGGGTGTTTTAGAACGCTTAAAAGAAGTACAGCAAATTTCAGTTTCGTTGCAGCAGGAAATTGCTTTGCAGAAATTGGAGAGTGCAAAAAATATTGAACTAGTGAAAGCTGAGTTCAAATTGGAATTGGAAAAACGATTTGCTGAATTACACGAATCTCACTAATGGCAGATATCAATAAATCTTTACAGAAGCTTTATCCGATTGAGGGCGGATACGTAAACGATAAGACTGATCGTGGTGGTGAGACTTATCGTGGTATTACGCGAGTGAATTGGCCCAAGTGGAGAGGTTGGGCGATTATTGATGCTTTGAAAGCTGAACCCGGATTTCCGAAAAACTTAGCAAATCATCCTGAATTGATGGAGATGGTACCGGAAGTTTACCAGTGGTACTGGAATTCAATTGGCGGTCCGAAATTGGAAAGCCAGGAAATTGCAGATGAGCTTTTTGATACGGCCGTAAATACCGGGCCGGTTGTTGCCGTTCGTATTGCTCAACAAGCTTTGAACTTTCTTAATAAGAATGGTTATGAGTTTGCCGATATGGAAGTGGATGGTAAAATGGGGCCCAAGACTTTAGAGTTAATTAATGGTTACAAGTTTGAAAAATCCTTGATGAAAGCTTTGAATGCTTTACAGGGGAAACATTATATCGATTTTGTTTTAAAGGATCCGACTCAGGAGAAATTTTTCCGTGGTTGGTTAGAACGCTGCTAAAATGGTAATTGGAGAAACTAAAAATATCACAATCACTTTTGCAACAAATATTGTTGCGGATCTTACTGATGCCTCGGTAACTGAATTGAAACTTCATGTTGCTGTTGGTAGGAGAGTGCTATTGAAGTTTAAGAAGGGGGCCGGTACCGGATTCGATGGTGATATTACTGTTGATGATAATTTAAAAAATCGTGCTTCTGTTTTAATTACTGAAGCAATGTCGAATAGACTTGTTGAAGGTAAATTAATGGCAGAGGTTTGGTTGACTCAGGTTATTAATGGCACATCAAAAACAAGAGCTTTTGATGTTGCAATTGACAATGGTGTTGTTGTTAAACCAATAGGAGGCTAATATGTCGGATATAACTGTTGAGATTGTCGATGAAGTATCGTCGAGCGTTTCTGTTGAGTTATCAGATCCGCTAATTCCCGTTTTTGTTGGGTTTAATGAGACTG